AGCCAGATTTTCATACCAGTTCCTTACTAATGCGATTCAGTTCTACCAAAGTCACTTCATACACTACCCGGTCAAAGGGTTTGATTCCAGTTGAGACCACTTGAAACTCGCGGTATAGTTCCTCACCAACTAACAACTCGGCCCGCATAGCACCCCACGGCGGATCGTCATGGAAGCGTCTGTGACAGTTGAAACAGAGCAGATTCCCATTCCGAACATCCCACCTTGTCGCATTGTGACGGCGTGACATAATGTGGTTCGCATCCATCTTGCCGTGGTCACGACCACAAAAGGTGCAGGACTTGTCCCGCTTGTGTATGATCTGCGACCACAACTTATCAAGTTTTCGCTTGGCCTTGGCCGCGTTCCAAGTTTTGGGTTTGGATTTGGGCTTGGTTTGTGTCTCACTCATAAGTCATTATTTGGTTTGCGTCTCACCAACTGACGATCTGTGAGCCTTATCGTTCGGTTCATAACTCGAATCCAGTTCATTTCTCAGGACCGCCTTCGCATCCAGAATCCGTCCCAGATGATCGGTCAGGTCCCGCAACAGCCGGGTGATGGACTCGGCTTCGTGTTCCAGTTGCTCAACCTCAAAGGTCAGTTCCTCGCGGGATTTTGGGGTTGGGTTCATTATTTGTTACGATTCATATTGATGACGTGTTTTGCAATAGCAAGCCATGCCATTTTGTTTTCATGATTCAAGTTATCCTCAAAGTTAATCAACAATTTACTTTTATTGACTCGCAACTTTTCGGTGTAACCAACTAGCCACAACTCTTTAGCTAGCGAACGAACCTGTTTTGTAGTTTTCATGGCGTGTATCTATACCAAGTCTGTCTCTGTCCCTGACTGTCCCGCTCATCCCGACTTACAATCACGTTCAGCCCCATTTTCCTCAAATCAGAAATACGCCGTGTGATTGAAGCGCACCAGCCATATTCGTGACCCGCCCCAACCTTGTGCAGTTCATAGGCTGGCAGGTCCTGATTCGGATTGGACTGGAAGTGTTTAAGCAAGCGCCAGGTCTGGCCAAAGGTGTTTCTCATGGTGATTTAATAGCCGCATATTGTTTGCGTTTGAAGCATTCAGGACACGACACTATGCGGTCTTCTTCACAGAAACAATCCTCGCCCCACTCGGACGGTCCACACTCAGACAGCATCACGACACCATCATCTCCGCACATCGGGCAGCAATCGTCCAAATCGTCATAGTCTTGTTCATGTGATTCCATATCGTTATCCTCGTCCGAAAACGCGCTTCTGCTTATTCGGACGGCCTCCAAGTTTGCCGTTGGCCTTTGCCGCAGCAACCTTAGATTGCGATTTAGAAATACCTCCGAGCCGTCCTAGCCGTTGAGCTGCTTGGCTTATATCGTCGAGCATCGCAAAAATTATGGGGTGATTAAGCAATTCGCTTTCGTTTTCAGATTTCATTTAAAAGGCCATTCTTCGATAAGTGTTTCATTTGTTACCGTTGCTCCAAGTTCGTCACGATACTTGTATTGACGCCACACTTTTGTTTTTCTGCATCCGCGCATTCTCTGGTATGCTGCATAAGCCAGCGCCTGGTCGCACTCGCATCGCAATCCGTCTGAAAACTTTCCTCCGTTTTCAAACTCTACGCGATATGTAAATTTATCGCTCACAAGCAAAACTCTGTTAGTTGACTTTTCGGATACGCCACCTCGTTTGTGGTGGGTCCATTCTCAGTTCGGTTAATGAGATACCACGCCTCGCCGCCGTCTCCCCGGTGGAAGAATTTCACGCTGACAAATTCACCAGCTTTGAACTCCGAGCATGACGCAGTGGCGCGAGCGGTTACGTAGAGAGTTTCGTTCGGGTAGCTCATGAATAGGTTCGTTTTCATGTCTAAAACATAACCGAATCGCTTGGGTTTGCAAGAACTATTTTAATTTATTTTCAACCTATTAAATTAGCCTCGAATTGAAGCCGCTGTTTCCCACCACAGTTTCAGTCCCGGAACGTGCATTTCCGGCACGCAAGTTGCCTGAACCGCGCTTTTCTTGATCTCAATAACACAAAGTTCTGGTCTGGCCGCGTAAACCTTCCTGATGTCCAGAACCTCGTATCGCAAAACCTTCCTCAGACTCGCACCCGTAGCCCGATTCACGGTCGGGAGCGGGGCGGCAAGGACGGTCTGGACGGCTTGGCTTGCCTCTAGCGCCGCTTGTTCCTTCTGGATGGCTCGATCTAGCTGCCGTTCTGTATTGACCTTCTCAGCGGCCTTCTGGGCGGCAAGGACAGCCTCCTGGCGGACTCGTTCAGCTTCCTCATAGGCTTTGATTTGGGCTTGGCGTTCCCGCTCGACACGCTCAGCCTCTTGAAGTTGGAATTGGACAACCAGCTTTTGGACTCGGGCCAGTTCCAGATTGAGCGGGGCAACGTGATCATCGGCCAGTTTCTTGAGCTTGCGCTGGGCTTCTAGGAGTGGGGCGGTCAGTTCCTGTCTGGCTGATTCAACTTCCTTTACGTGCTTGCGGATGGCAGAACCGGCATTGATGGCGAGTGATTGGCTGAATGAATCATTTACTAGCTGAATAGTTTTTGACTCTGACAACAACTGCCACGCAAGCTGGACTGATTCGACTGGTGGATTGTAAACCTCCGGCAGACTGATTTTTTCTTGGATTAGGTTCATGGTGTGTGTTTTTGTTAGCTAGCACCGAGTCGGGTCACGGTGATTCGTTTTATGCCATCGTCCATCGCCATTGCGACTTCCGCAAAAATGCTTTCTCTCGAACCTTGCCAGCTATTACCATCAGAGTCTTTGAGTCTCCATATCGGCTGATGGTTAACAATTCCAATGGAGCGCAATTTCCGCCCGTGTTTTCGTTTCGATTCATCGGTTTTAGTCATTACTTCTCCGGGTTCATAGCCGCCCAGGCGACCATCATAAAAGCCGTTCCGCAAAAGAATCCTATGGTGAAGGTGATCATGAGGTTATGTGAATCGCGATTGCATCTCCGCACCGACCAGTGCGAGAGCCATTGTTCCAACTGGTTCGCCTGCCACTTTGCACACTCGTCGAATGTGATCAGCCAGTTCGTTACATGCCTCGGCCTGTTCTGCTGGAAGCTCTGATATTGCTCCTTTGATGATAAGTATTGTTTGTTGGTCTTGTGTCATAAATTCAATCTCTGTCTTGATCATGTTCTGCAACTTCCTGATTCCACCGATCCAAAGCCTGCTCAATCACATCATCCATATCCACCACCTCGTCACAGTGCTCGCACCGCTCCGGCCCATAGTATTCATCGGATGAACCGGGATTTGAAAACTCTGGTGAGTCGTGGTTCAAGGTGAACTTGACTGGCTCTCCGGGGATGAACTCGTATAGCAGTTCGGTGGAGCAGGTTGGGCAATGGTAGGCGAAGGTCATTTTGGTTTGGAGTTTTGGAATTCACGCGACTTTTCTTCCATCTCATTCAACTGTTCTTCAACTGCTCGTATTACAAGCCTGATAACATACGAGTCTTCACAGTTTATCAGGTCGGCAGCTTGCTTCACTATCAGTCCACCGCGCAGACTCATTTCTATTTTTTGTTGTGATGTCATAACATCTTAGCTGTTTCTCTCTGCATTGCTAGGATTGAGCGCGCCGTTTCCCAAGCCAGCTTCACAGCCTCAAACTCTGCTATCGTCTGCATTGCCACACCATGCTCGCGGGCAAGCACGGCCAGTTCCTTCGCGTAAAGCTCGCTGGCCCGTGCAATCGCTTCTGCCTTGGCCGCACTCTCCCCACCTGCCAAAGACGCAGCCATGGCCCTTGCCAGAGCTTGCTTGCGCCGGTCCCCGTCGAAGGTGTCAATATGCTTGGCCATGCCAACATCATTCGCCATCTGGTTAATCCGGTCACAGGACTCTGACAGCCTCCGTTGCAGGTCGGCCACGTCTTGCCAGTCTGAGATGGGTTGAGGGGGCAGGTTTATCTTCATAGCTTCTTAAATTCAATTACCCACACCCAAGGATTCTTAGCCCACGAGTCTGCGCCGTTGATGGATTCCCAAAGTGTTTTGTATCCTTGTATAAAGCTCATACAAGCCGGGCCGGTGACGGTTCCGCATTCTGACTTCGCGCCTTCTTGGAATGCGTCAAAATCATTGATTGCCTGCAACCTCTCAACCCTCACGTTCACGATTTCGAGCGTGATACGGCTGGCCCAGCGCGGCATGAAGATAGAGGGTTTCCAAACTTTTGATTCCTCTTGGGACTCGCACCATCGGCCTTGCTCATTAGTCCAGCTCTCAGGCTTGATGCACTTCCCATCTGCGCGATACTTAACGCATGTCCCAAGCGGAAACTCCGGGCTGATTTCGCCCTCACAATGCGGTTTCCATGTTTCCTTAACCCAAAGACGATCTCCCGCTTTGCCATATTTGAATCGCAACGGATTTGTGCATCCTCTGGCAGTTCTAAATCCTCCAACATGCCAATATGGTCTGGCTTGCAAGGTTTCCTGCGGCTGTGGATAAACCATCCGCCTTGTCTGCGTCTTGCGCCCGTCGAGGATGGCGCGAACCATCTCTCCTTTGAATAGGATTGGTCGCTCTTTCATTGCAGGAAAAAGAAGTCAACACGTTTCCCTTTTGGGGTTTTGAGCCATGACACTTTCTTGTCGTCTCTGATTTGGCTTATTCCGCTACAGTCTTTAATCTCAAGCGCATTGAAGAACTCTTTCAAAACCAGCTTTGCAGGCTCAAAATTGAAATCCACAAACATTGACTTGGTGTGTGGGTAGATGATCAAGTCCAAGTCTTTGTCTGATTCTCCACGGCAGGCAACTGACCCGGCCAATGCTACATGAGTCCCGACATCTGCTAGTTTAGGCTCAAGTTTTTCAATTACCAAAAATGCTTCTTCGCGTGTCCACATAATTATTATGGCCTTTTTATTCCCGAACATTTCAGACACAACCAAAACTCTCCGTTCCAGACCAACACCCCAAACTCGCCGCACCGGATACAGATTGCCTCCCGGTCGGATACCTCCCCGATCTGGACCGGGGAGGTGTTGTGGTGTTTCTCAGTCTTGACACGGGCTTTTAGGTCTTTGAGGTTCACCGACTACAGACCTCGCAGGCTTTTACAGCCACCGCAAGCCAACCAAAGCTCTGCTTTTGTTTATTTGGGTCAGAGCTAAACGCTGCCCAATCCGGTAATGGATCACCATTGAAGGCTTTGCCTCCAACCTTGGCGCAGTATTCCGTGTATAGGATTTCTGCTATTTTTTCAATGTCTGGCATAGTTTTACCTTTCGTTTTGAGTTTGCGCGTTAGCTTCCGAGTCGCGCCCCTCGGCCGGTGTTAAGCCGCCGAGTTTGTTTTTGGTTAGATCAGAACGGCATGTCTTCCTCATCAATCGGACCCGCCGCGGGTTGGGCAGTCTGCGGCGCCGCACCGGGCCGGAGCTTGCCTGTCACGGCTTGACCTGGGACGGGACGCGGAAGTTGCTGCGGGGCTTTGCTGGCCCGGACACGCAAGCCACCAACGAGCTTGCCCTTCATGGCCACGGTCGGGTCGTTGTAAACCACGATCTGCTTGCCGATCCATTCCTCAGTCTCGTCTGACCCCAATGCCATGGCGATGAGTTGCGCGTTCGTGGTGTTCAAGGTCATGGGCTTTTCGTATTCAACGAACTTGACCACGGCCTTTTCCTTGTCCGGTTCACCGTCGAAGCCGGGGATGGTATCAATGTAAACGTCAGCTTCAATCGTGACGAGTACGGGCTTTGGGAAGTCCTCCTTCTTAAGGAATCTGGACTGACTGATTTGGTTTATGTTCATAGTTTTGTTCTGTTGTTTTTGTTTAACTGAAAATTGAATGGCGGTCGGGAGTCGAACCCGAATCTTTCGACGCTCCAATGTGCGACACTGGACTTATCGGACGCATGTCCACTAACATCACTCCTAGTTGTGCATAGTCGTTCATGCTGCCGCCAAAGCTAAAATTATTTCCCCTCAATCGCGCTCACGACCCGGACCAGCTTCTCGCTTGTCCAGACCCGCGCCCCCCGCTCCAGATCGGAGATGATCGTTTCATAGGCCATGCCCAACCGGGCTGCGACCTGGGCTTGTGTCAGGCCAAAACTCTGACGATACTTGCGCACCAATGCGCCGGTCTTTGCGTGATCTATTTCAAAAGTCTTTACGAGGACTAAATGCGGTTCTTTCATGTGAGGGTATGTTAATGAGTTAATGGTGATATGTCAAATCTATTTTGAACCGGATTTAAGTTTTTCGTAGTCAGCTAAACCTGTTGACGGAAGACTTGGAGCTAGATTGTCAGTCAATTCCTGAGCAAGTGAATCCGCCACCGCTCGCCATTGGTCGCGGTCATCTTTCACCTTACGGAAGTCCGCCCAGGTGGCTTCAGCCTCGCACGCTTTGCAGCCTCGGTGCCAGTGGTCGTGGTGTTTATTGCATTTTTCGCTCATCGCTAACCTTTCTCGTTCAGTTTTTCGTAGGCGGCGAACACCTCTCTCCATTGTTCATACACAGCCAAACCCCATCTGGTTTCTTCGGAACTGATTGCTTGCTGGTGTCCGTAAATAGTTGCTCCCGCAAAAGCCAACTGCTCCGCTACCGCTCGCCACTGGTCGCAGGATTGCGATGTTGTTTTTAGCAGTTCAAGCAGCTTGATGGAATTATCGGTTGCCGTTGAATCCCGCGCCTCTGCACGGGCATCCAGACAATCACGATTTGATTTTGCGAGTTGGGATTTGAATAGTTCAACCTCGGCGCGGAGTTGGTCGCGCTCGTTCAGCAATTCTTCCACGTCGAGCTTGCCGTCTGTCCATCCGACGAGCTTTCGCAGGTTTTCGTTGTCCGACTTGAGTTGGTCCCGCTCACCACGCGCCTCCATTGCGAGCTTGGCTTGGTGTTGCATTTCCTCATCACGGCGCGAACCCCATACGCGCATTGCATGCAAATCCCGCTCAAGGGTGCGGGCGAACTCTATATCAACGCACTTCACATCATTGTCGCGTCGGGCGTATTCCTTGTATTGCGCGTCTGTTCGTGGTGTATCGCTCATATCATTCCTTGGTTTGTTCAGGCCTATATTTGATTTCACTGAGCCGGGCCATGTCACAATCAATCAGGTATTGGATTGAGCTAATCTCACATTCCAGACACAAAATCTGCCTCCCTATTTCGTTCCGCATGGCCAGCAGCCCGGCAATCTTTTGTTCCAGTTTTTGAGCTTCTGATTTCATGCCGCAACTCCCATCTGGTTCAACGGCAGATGATACTCCCCATGACCATGCACCACCAACTCCGTCCCATTGTCGTCAATCCAAGACTCGATCTTCATCAGCAACATTTCCGCATTTGAGTATGCCGCCTCAATGACCCACTTGGGCACGTCCATGTAATCAATCATCCGTTGTGTCGGCTCATTCCATTTCACATTCACGCGCTTCGTGGAAAGCTGTTTCAGATGGTAACTGTAGTTCTCGATTTCGTCGCAGCGTTTACAGACCGGGCTTGACCTGTCCCCGGCCTTGAATCTAAACCCGACCCGACCACATCGGCACTGGCCGAGTTCTGGGTGAGCGCGGAGGTTGGCCAGCCACAGTTTCATGGCGGCGCTTTTTTCTGATGGTGTTTTCATTTTTACTTTCCAATCTTGCAGAACAGTTCAACGATGGCGCGATACTCGACTTCCTCGGATTCGGTTAGGTTGTGCTTCCGAGCAATGGCAGGAAACCTATCAGTCCAATCTTTGAAGGTGTGTTCCTCGCAACCGATCTTGAGCCATCCGTGCTTGCAATTTGTGCATCCGTGGCCGCGAGAGTCTAACAGGAACAAGACAGGTTTAACCCAAGCGTCCCCGTAAACCCGAGCGTTCCCGTAAACCCAAGCGTTCCCGGAAACCCAAGCGTCCCCGTAAACCTGAGCGTTCCCGTAAACCTGAGCGTCCCCGTAAACCTGAGCGTCCCCGTAAACCTGAGCGTTCCCGTAAACCTGAGCGTTCCCGTAAACCTGAGCGTCCCCGTAAACCTGAGCGTTCCCGTAAACCCAAGCGTCCCCGTAAACCCGAGCGTTCCCGGAAACCCAAGCGTCCCCGTAAACCCAAGCGTCCCCGTAAACCCGAGCGTTCCCGGAAACTATTCCCCATACAATCGCGCCATCACCAACAAAGGCAGACTCATCAACCTTAGCCGATTTATTCACCCATCCACCTCCGTTTTTGTGTTGATGCCAGTCGGTTTCGATTTGTGTCCAAATCTTGTCTTGCAGTTCTTTGAATGTCATAATTTTGTTTTGTGGTTTTTGTTTACCGTCTATTTCAAATCCATTTCCACAACGAACAGCGTTATACTGTCCCCGCGCCACACGTCATATCCGGTCGCATCGTCAGGCAAGGTCTGGTTCTGGAGGCAGGCTTCCTCTTGAACTAGGGCCATGGCTTCCGGGGTTAGTTTCTTGGCCCAACCTTGGAGTTGCGTGGCTTGCATGGCGAGGCCGGCTTCAAGCGGGAATCGGTCTTTACCTTTGATCAGATTTGAGAGGTTCATATTGTTTCTGTTCTGTTCTTACCTACGCACCACTATACGGGTTAACATTTATTCGTCAAGCCAGTTTTGCAGATTCAATCTATTCTAATTCTCAACATAAATCTGCTAAGGTTATCTGGATTTAGAACAATTCCAAATAAGCGGTAGGACATGACGTGTCCCACCCTGTCCCGCCCCGGCCCAAAAATAGATTTGCGCCGTGCGGTGGGATGGTGTAGGGTGGCGGTGCTCGAAAGGGCCGGGTCGTGAGAGGCTCGTAACGATAATGCACTACTCAACGAAGATTCAGTTCCGCAGCTTTGGCGACCTTCCTGCCAGACGCTACCCTCTAGCGCGTTTGGATCGGACTCTCACCGGCGAAGCTGCGGAACTGAGTGTTTGGGAATGATATGGCTGACTGGTTCAAATTCTACAACGACAACCTCGATTCAGCCGGGATGCAATACTGCCTGTCAGAACAGCCTCTCGCCGCCAGCGTCTGGCTTCTCATACTCTCGGAAGCATCTAAGAACAGACTAGCTAGTCTCTCGTGGGACACTAAAGACTTCCGACTGTTGGGCTTTTCTCGCAAGCTGAATATCTCGCCAGGCATTTTCAACCAGTGCCTGGGGTTGCTGCAACATGCGGGGTATATCACAATCAGTGACCAATCGCTTGTAATACCAGGCTGGGACAAGATGCAAAGCGATTATGCAAAAGGTTTAGACAGAGGATATTACAAAAAGACTAGCGAGAGACTAGCTAGTGTCTCGGAAGTTTCTACGGTAAGAGGAGAGGAGAGGAGAGGAGAAGAGAAGAGAGGAGAGAAGAATAGAAAAGAGGAAAAGAAGAAGGTCGCTTCGCTCCCGCGCTTTCAAAAGCCTTCAATTGAAGCAATCAAACTCCAAGCCGCGAAGATCGGCCTTTCCGACTTGGAGGCCGAGAAGTTCTTCAACTACTACGAATCGAATGGCTGGCGGGTCGGGAAGAATCCGATGAAGTCTTGGCCGGGGGCAATGGCTAATTGGAAGCTCAATGCTTACTCGGCCCAAAAGAACGGAACGGCAGTAACCACCCCATCCGTATTCAACCTAAAGACCGTCATGGAACAGAAACAGAAACTTGCGGACCAACTCAGGAACGAACACTCCACAACCGATGCTCTTAGCACGACCTGGGATGATCCGGCTTATCGTGAGCAGTATCGGGCACTTCGAGGCGAGATTAAGGAACTACAAACCAAACTAGCGGGCGCACTATGACCACAACCACAAAATCAAACGTTTTAACAGCCAAGGATGCGGCCCTTAAACAGCTTCGCCCCAGTGTTGGTCAGGACTTGATCGGGAACGGAGCGCGGGCAGTGGCTGATGTATTTCAAGCGATGCAACAGGCGTGTAACGACTGAGATCAGAGACAGCCGCCGGAGACAAACTTTGAAAGCCCTGCCAACATCCAAAAACCTGATGCGTGAGAACTGCCCAGCGGGGCGGCTGTTCTCTGCATCGAATTGTTAAGCACGTATGTCCGAACTACTCGAAACACTCAAAGAAGCCCAGCGCGAGATAACTCAACTGCGCCGGAAAAACGAAATACTGTCCGCCAAAGTAGAGGTCATGGACAGCTTTATGTGCGTCCTGCACACAGCACCCGCGCAACACACTCAAGGCTTCGCGCCTGACGTGGTGTTCGCAATGGAAAAGCACATCGCCAAACTCGAATACGCTCAAAAGCCGAAAAGTGCTTAACGACCAAGCTCTGCGACCCCGCACACCGGGGCTGCCGAGCGGGCAAGACGTTACCGATTGATCCGAGGGCGTTGCGCGGGGTTCGCAGCAGCGCGTGGTTAGGTGCGAATAAAATCTATGAAACTGAAAACAAAGGCATGGCCAGATGGAAGAAACTGGCCGGACGCAGTGGTGCTCGATGTGGGCAGCAACATGCCGCACGATGTGTATGGACTGGCCGACAATGGGGCTGGCGTGCGCTACGTCCGACACGACATCGCCCGCGAATACTTCGAGAACTCAAGGCCGTCCGCTCAACACATGGAAGCCTGGCACAAACTCAAGGCGGCTATTGGAGCACCTAACGCAGAAGTCAGCGACCGGCGCCGCGCTGGTTCGTTGCACTGACAGTTAGCATATGCAACCCATGAACACCCTCAAAGCCCGTCTCCAATCCGAAGCCATGAACCTAAAGACAAATCACCGCACCACTGACCTAGCAATCATCCAAGCCGCGGTCGAGACCGGGGCAATGGTGGTCTTGGAACTGATGAGGGAACGGGTCATGAAGGAGCGGGAACTGTGCGAGCAGACCAGGAAACGTAGGAACGCGCATCAATGATTGACAGAACAGCCTAATTGAGCAAGGTTGAAAGGCACTATGGCCGATTCAAATTTCGATATCCTTATCCGACTACAGGCTGAACTTGACGGTGCAACCGAATCTGTATCGGCTCTCAAAGAACTCAAGCGACAAGCCATCGCAACCGGGGTCAGCACAGGCGACCTTGACAAGCAGATTGCAGCGGCTCAACGCCAAGCGGAGGGGTTCGGAAAAAGGCTTGAAGACGCCGGGAAAAAGGGTCATGGACGGATTGAAGGATTGCGACGTGCGATGGGATTGCTCGCTAGTCAATTTGGTTCACTTGGGCAGCTTGCGATGGGTGCGTTCAGCCTTCCGGCGCTTGGTGTAACAGCGCTTGCCGTGGGTATAGGGACGGTTGTAGGACACTTCAAGACTCTAAACGATAAGATCGAAGAAATGGCAGGTAAGTTGCGCGGTTTAGACTTGGCTAGTTTGGACGATATGCGAACCCGAACCCAAGGCATCGCGCAAGATATGGCAAACTATCTTCGCGATATGGACGCTTCCCGGAAAGAAAACGATCCATTCCAAGGTAAATCTTTTACCGGCCCGGAAGATGAATTGAGTCAGCGCCGAAGCGAGGCGGCACGGTTGGAGAACGCGGCTAATGCGGCAGCGGAAGCGGCCGCGCTGAACCGCTACGATCCGAACGCCTTGTCCACCCAAGACCGGGTGAAGGACGCACAGAGCAAGCGAGAGGCGTTGCGAAAAGCAATTGATGACGCCGCAAGCCCAACCACTAGCGATGCAATCTTAGGGACGTTCAACATGATGTCACCCAAGACTATTGAGCTTGCGTTGGCTCGTAGAACAGCCGCCGCACAGTCAGCTTTCGACGCCAACGAGCAAGTCATAAGCGGTGGCGGCGCAACTCTTGGCCGTTGGGCAAACCGACAAGGCGACTTAGATCAAGCGGCTGGAATCAGCAAAGGATTATTCACGTCCAACAATGCCCGCATCTTGGCCTTGCAGGGTGGGGTTGCATCTTCCGACGAAGAACGGCGGCGCGGAATCAGGGGTCAGCTTTCAGAAGGAGGATTCGGCCCGGCGCGCAGCGTGTTAATGCCCGGTGCAGGAGCGGCGGCAAAGGCCTGGAGCGAGGGCCACGCGGCAACTGCTCAAGACAGTCAAGACTTCGAGCAGATCATTCGGTTCATAAAAGTTTCAGAGCGTGAGGCGTTTCGCAAATTGTTGGTTGCAATCTTCAAGGATGGTATTGTTACCCCGGAAGAGTTGGCCAAGCTAAAGGCTGAACTGCAAAACAAGTCGCAGCGTCCATGATCACCCTCGAATACAACACCGTCGAAAAGGATTTAGCCGCGTGGGGGTTTGCTTTTGATTCAGCCACGCTTCAACTTCGCAACCTAGCAACGTCTGTCTTCTCAGCGGTTCGCCTTGGTGACGTAATCACAGACGCGGCAGTATTTCCTTACCGTGGCAAGGTCATTATTCGGAGCGGAAGGACCGGAAGCGGAACAACCTGGGCCAGTGGTCAAGTGGACTTCATTGGCTACCGGATGCAACACTTGGTTTCATCTTCCGGTTCAGCCTTCGGGGTGAGGTATTCATTTGCAGATGCTTGGCACTTCCTAGAGACGACTCCTTATCAGCAATTCTTTCAGTCCCGCAACGTGGATGGTTCGGCGTTGATGCTCAAAGCTGTTCCTGAGTTGATGCTGTTCACATGGCTAAACGCCGGGGTTCTGTCCACCTACAACAGCGGGGAACAGATCGCCGCCGTTCTTCAGTTCGTCATTGATGCGTTTGCGGCTCAGGGGATGGATCAACCGTTCATAATCGGAGACACCAGCGGAATAACCTTAGACCTTCCAAGCTACCAATGCCGACAGGTCATGTGCGCGGCAGTAATCAAGAAGTGCTTGGAGTTAAGCCCTGACGTGAATCTAGTTGTGGATTACACAACCGACGTTGCGGCTGTCCCAACCCCAACCTTCAACTTCAAGACCCGCGCCCAACAGGAGGCCAGCCCTGTCACCATGGTATTGCACAACGGGACAAACCACGTCTCGCTTGACATCGTGGCCCGTGACGACTTGAAGCCTCGGGCCGTGGTCATATGGTATAAGATCACCGGCAGCGACACCGGGCAGAATTGGGTTGTGTATCTTGCGGACAAATACGGGCCAAATGGGCAAGGTCATGCCAGCGATCCAGACTACGGCCTCGACGTCCTGACTCAATTCATAGACTTGCAGGGCCAGCAAACCATTTCAGTAAGCGCGGATGTGGTTACGGAGACGGTTGATGCCACACACGCTACCGACGCAACCCGGCTGGATTGGTGGAAGCTCAAGAGTCCAAAGCTGGCCAGTGACAAGGTAAGAGCGGGTAGTCTGGCTATCGCAGCCGGAACGGTGACGGTCAAAGACCAAGCCGGGGCAACTGTAAGCCTTGCAACCTATCCCCGCGAGTTGAAGGAAGGCCCGCTCCCAAGCTGGACAGGCATGACGGTCAAAGAGGTAACGATCATCGGCAAGGCAAGCTATGAGGTTTACACCACGGCAGCGGCGGCAACGGGTAGCGTCACCGCGCTCAGAACCACGAAGAAAGTTGATGAGGAAATTGCGGTAAAGATTCAGATCACCGACGCGACCACGACAACATACTCAACCTTAGCATCGGTCATACCCGGTGAAGATGTTCCCGGCTTGGTTTCCATCACGGCAGGAGTCGGCACGTTCCTCAATGGTATTGCCAAGGATGTTTACACCAGTCTTGCCACCCTGCAATACGAGGGTCAAGACGTTCGCGTGGAGGCTGAGCCAACGACCTTGGTTAGCTTTGGGAACGTCCTGAACCTATCCGGGGGTCTGACAGCCTGGGCGACGATGAAAGCGCAGCTACAGTCAATTGTGAAGCATTACGGAAATGGACATACCGAAGTCAGCTTTGGACCGCCACAAGGCAATTCCGCCGCGCAGATGTTTGAATTGATGCAATACAGCCGCCCTCGGTTTGAGTGGTTCAATCCATTACTTCGGGAGACGGCCAACTACGTCACCGGAGGGACGGCGGTTGACTTGAACGGCAGGACCCCGGCAGAGAACACCAGCCACGGCAGCGGAGGAAGCGCAGAGTTTGCCGTGTTCGCCAGCGCGTGATTTATGGCCAATATCGTAAAAGCCCGGCTCGACGCAACCAATAAGCAGATCGTCTTGGAAGTGGTTGACGATACCACGGGCGCAGCCGTTACCAGTTGGGGCAGCGTCACGCTCAAGCTGGGTGAAGACCCCGGCGCAAACCCGGCCAGCCCGGGAACATCCATGGGGCAGGAGTTGGAAATCAGAGAAACCATCGGATGCGATCCAGCCACGGGAGATCCGCGCTACTGCTTCATGCTCCGCTCGCCCTGGGTTACAACTGCTCTGACAACAGACCCGGAAACATGAGCGGTGCGTTCATAAACTGTTGCTGCGCGCCGGTGACAGGGGACTCCACCGTCACCGCCTTTGTAAAACTTCGTCACCAAGGATTTGAACCGCTCAATTTCACGCTCGACGAAGGCGTTGAGGAGTTCGAACCGCCACTCGATTACACCGGATTGGTGTTGGGCGGATACTTGACGCATGGAATCACCGCTGCCAATACCGGAGTAGTTTCACAGGTAGGAAACTCAACCCGTTATCTTCGCGCCGATTGGGTTATTGAGCAAAGCACAGTTGATGGATACCTACGAACCGATTCAAGCTGGTATGAACTGGAAAAGAAAACTGGCGCGATCTTTCTAGAGGAAGGAACAAGCACCAGTGAAGGAGTTATTAACAGTGCTAGCCGCACGATGGTTGAACCGGGCGATACCCCAATCCCGACAACCTACGTCAGTGAATCTGGCAGTCCTGATGCAGGTTACGCTCCGGCGCTTGGAAGCCCAACCTACATGGGAAATTTCACCTTCCACAAGCGCACATTGACCGTTACAGAGGATGGATATTTCTTTGAAATTCTTGGCGTCTCCCAAGACTTGGGCGGCGGTTTGATTCGTGACTTCATCTATCGTGAGACTTTCACTTACTCTAAGCCGCACACGGATGGGGATTGCCAGGTCTTGGCGCTTTCATTGCTCGACTTGTTCACCCTGCCAACCCAATTCAACGGTGCGGCGTTCACATTCGCGGCGGGCGAAATATGGCAGCATGACGGATGGACTTACACAGGAGACGACACGGCGGGTTTTGAGTTAGTTATTCCCGATCCAACCCTGTCAAGTTTCCCGGTGGGTTCAACCGATCCGTATGCCGTCGTTGAAGATGGTTTGCCTCGCGAACTGATCAATGCAAACTGCCCTTGGGGTGGGTTGCTTTCCGTTGGCTTGGCCTTTTCGGGGATGCTCAGCGACAAGGCAAACTACATTTGGGCGGTTCATTCCAAGGTTTACTATTACACTCACTCCGATTTATGCCTTAACATTCTGGCAATGCAGGGTTACGCTGGCTCTGACTTCCTTTCTTATCTCGCCGTCATTGATAGTGGATATGAGCATCACGTAGCAGGTTCGGCCCGTCTGGTGGAGTGCGGTTTCAACCAAATGTATGTCGCCTATTCCGACTTCCTAAACCCCTACGTTACCTCGGTTCTGCTTCAAACCATCCCACTTGACTGCGTGACACCATGAAGCAAATCCCAATATCCGCCCTACAAGCCAAGGCTAGCTATCGCCCGCCTGGGTATCTCGATGACGTGATGGCATCGGGCAGGGTCGTCGGTGACATGCTGCTCGTTAGTCGTGCAGTTTGGGCATCGCTCTGTGCCAAGTATCGCGGGCCTCAACCCCTCAACAAATGGCCGGACTGGGCACAGCGGCTTGCTTTGCTCCGCGTTTTAGGCGAGACTGGCATCGGTGACACCACGGCGCGCATCATTGGGCCTATCGGCGGAGACGCTTATCGGGCATGGTATCGCGCAACCTTTGGCCGAACCTGCGGCTGTCAGGAGCGGCAGGAACAACTCAACACCACATATCCTTATGAAATACTTTCTTAGTCTTGCAATTATGCTGGCCAGCTTCGCGGCATTGGCGCAGTCCTACACCCGCTCAACGAATCTGTTCTTCACGAACACCATCGCCGCATCATCCACGAGCACGTATATCGGCACGAACTACCTAGACCTGACACGCTACAAAACCTTTTCCATCGTTGCCACCGGCCAAGGCACGAACATCTCAACCAACACGCTCACATTCACATTCAAGGCCAGCGCGGACGCAACGAACTTTGACACGGCTGCGACGTTCACCTTGGCCGGCACAGTGAACGGCACAAACCCGTTCTCGCTCTTTACCAACCTCTCGGCAGGAGACGGCATTGCCTATCTCAAGCCGTTCCAGATCGTGTCCAGCGTCACAAACGAAATCACAAACGCATGGACGTATGGCGTGACCAAGACATACCCAAGGAACTGATCTTGAAATACAATCGCATAATCCCTTGGTTTGTAGTGGTGCTTTGCTTCGTTGGTGGTTGGATACTCTATGAGGTTCACTCAGCCAACATAGCAAGATCGTTTGGTGGTTTATGAATGAACCTGCACAACCTGCCAACAGGAAACGACAGGGAGGGGCTACCAAGTTCAAGCCAGGCGTCTCAGGCAACCCCAAAGGCCGACCCGCCGCCATGTTCAGCTTTGGTAAGTATCTGCGCGACTTCCTAGCCAGCGAACACCCTCAAGCCGAGGAATACAATCTCAAGACCGGCAACAAAGACAAGGTGCGCTCACAACTGGACGTGATCGTTAGGCGCTTAGCTAAGGACGATCCTAAGATTTTGTTGCAATATGGCTTTGGCAAACCAATCGAGACGCACGAGATAAGCGGGGTGGATGGTGCACCGATGGTAATCCTGAAACACGCCCACGAACTGATTAAATGACTTTCACGTTGTGGTGTTTTGTATGCTCTGCGCTGTTTGCGAACAGCATTAAGTTATCAGGAGAGTTGTTAGACGGATTGGAATCAATATGATGAACAACCTCTTCCTTGGTCAAATAGCGACCAATCTTCTTTTCCATTACAAGGCGATGTTCAAGAATGTATTTCGTTCCGCGCTTGATTTCGGACGGGCTGGGATGACTGTCGGGAGCAACGATTCTGACATACCCGTCAGGCCTTTTCCTTGTTCCACCTTTCCAGTGGTGACACTTTTCTCCTTTTTTCCCAAACATCGGATTGGCAATCCCAAACCTACCTTTCCCAAACATTGGGTTAAGGCTTCCAGAAATATCTCTGTGAAAAGCGGGGTTCTTGTCAGTCAGGTTTCTAGCCGTTATGGCACAGCTTTTAGAGCAGAACTTTTTAGAGTGGTGCGGGCGACTGTAAATTGGCTTCTTGCATTGCTCACATGGAATAATACTTCCGCGCTTTTTCGATTCGTGGCAGCACTCCCTAGAACAGAAGTGCTTACGTATAGACGGAAATGTTGAATACCCTTTTTTGCATTGCTGGCATGTTCTAATTATCATGCGTAAAGCATACGCCAACGACCACAACATAGCAACTGGAATTAGGCTGATAGGACTTCCGCGCTTACACCCCGCCCAGATATCTGTCTTGGAAGGCGGAGCTAGGTTCAAAGTTATTGCGGCGGGAAGAAGATTCGGAAAAGGCATCCTCGGGGTCAGTGAGGCTTTCATCCGGGCAAGTCGCGGTTTGAAGTGTCGCTGGCTTGCTCCGTCCTACGCATCTGATTCGTTCCAATCAGGTTGGAATACATGCGTCAGCCTAGCCCAGCAGATTCCAGGCGTGACCATGCACTTACAGCGTCGGCAGTTCGACTTCTCAGCCATTGGCGGGGCTTGGCTTCAATTCAGGTCAGCAGAAGAACCAGACTCTCTACGAGGGGAAGGAATTGACTTCGTGGTATTTGATGAAGCGGCCCACGTCCAGAAGATTCAAGAGATATGGGAGCAATGCGTCAGACCTTCACTCATGGACAGGAAGGGTGATGCATGGTTCATCTCCACCCCTAAGGGATACAACTTCTTCAATACCCTGTTCAATCGTGGCCGGGATGGGGAAAAGGATTGGGCCTCATTCCACTTCTCAACCAAAGACAACCCAACCATTGAACCAGATGAGATCGAGGCTCTAAAGCTGGACATGCCTGCACTTGTGGCCCGCCAAGAAATAGACGCCGAGTTTGTCCAGTTGGCCGGGGCACTGTTCAAGCGGGAGGATGTTCGTATCCTCGATTCTGAACCGACCGGTATTCAATGGGTGCGGGCCTGGGACTTGGCCTTTACGGTCAAGACCACAAGCGACTTTACAGCCGGGGCTAGAGTGGGCATTGCTGACGATGGGACAGTGATCCTAGCAGATTTGATTCACGGGCGGATGGAATGGCCAGCCGTGGTCAGATTGATAGCTCATACCGCAAGACTGGACGGGCCAGACGTTAGGGCTGGTATTGAGGTGGTAGCGGCTCAGGTCGGTATGCTTCAGACCCTACTCGCTGACCCTATGCTATCTGGCTACGCTTTCTTCCCAATCCAAGTCAGCACTGACAAGATCAATCGTGCCCTTCCACTACTGGCCAGAGCCGAGCAAGGCAAGTTCGCTATCGTTAGAGGGGACTGGAATAAAGTATTTCTTGACGAGTTGGCATCTTTCCCCGATGGTGCACATGATGACATCGTTGACGCTGCTACTTCAGGCATGAAGATGCTGACGATTCATAATGCCCCTACGTGTGAGCTAATATGAAGCCTCCCTCTTTTTTGCTTAGGGTAAGACAAGCTGTGTCCCATGCTATCAAGGGGACTGGACTGCCCGCCGCTTGGTTCGATCATATCCCGTCCATCGAAGGACAGCCTAACGGACTAGAGAATCCATACGCAAACAGCGCTTGGGTTTATGCTGCGATCAATAAGGTGGCCGGGCCAATCTCTGCGGTTGAGTTGTGTTGGTTGGACATGAAGGATGAAGAAATCGAGAACCCGCAGCTTGACGAGTTTTGGCGAGCGCCGGCCTTGAACGTGGACGGGACACGCATATCCCAATCTGACTTTCTGGAAATCTGCGCCAAGTGGCTTCAACTATCCGGTGAAGCGTTCCTGTTACGCGACGATACCTGGTCAGTCCCATTCCCCGAGGTGGCTGAGTTTGGCGGGTTCACTCCGTTAATCATAGCCAGACCCGATAGGATGCGGCCCTTGGTGTCTGGTATCCGCTTGATGGGTTGGGAACTGACAGACGGGGCAGGGATGAAACACAACTTCCCACTTGAGCAGGTTCACCAGATGAAGCTGTTCAATCCGTATAACGACTATCGAGGGCTTGCCCCGTTACAAGCGGCCATGATTGCGGCTGAGGGGGATTACGCCGCTGGCGTATATGCCAAGAACACGGCAGAGGCTAATGGCGATCAAGGGGTGTTTGTTGTGGCCAAGCAGGGCTTACTTGACCAGAGACAACGAGAGCAAATCATTTCGCAGTTGCGAGAGAAGCGGGCAGCGCAGCAACGTGGCATCTTCCGGCCCGTGTTCCTGACAGGAGACATCACGATTGAAGACCCTAAGGTGCGGGCCGTGGATGCGGCGTTCGTGGCCCAGCGCACCGCAGCCAGGCAAGAGATTGCTGTTGCGTTTGGTGTCCCGCCTAGCTTCTTTGATCCAGTCGCGTCCTACTCAGTTGGGGCAGCAAGTGACCGATACATTCTTATTGAGGAAACTTGCAAACCGTTAGGGTGCAAGATCACCGCAACCTTGTCTCGAATCTCCGAGAAGATCATCAACCAACCCGTCAAAGGCGAGCTTGATTGGGATGATCATTCCACAATGCAACAAGTCAGACGGGAACGGATTGATGCTGCGATCAAGCTCTGGAACACGGGCATGCCGATGGATGAAGTGAGTGACTACCTGAATCTGGACTTGCCACAATACGCCGGGAGCGATGTTGGGTTTATGCCGTTCAGTGCATCACCCTATGACCCTTTAGCAGACTCGACGCAAGACCCGGCACTGAGTGAAGACCAGACCCCGCCGACCCCGGCTCAGATTGTCGAGGAAGCGTTCAAGAGGCGGAAACTTAGCCGACCAGTGTCCGCGCCTTGTTCGTGTTCTGTTGACTGGAACGATCTGGAAATCAAAGCAACCGACTCAAAGGATACCCGACTATGGAAGACCATGATGGCACCGCGCCGAGCCACGCTCCGGGCTTACGAATCCAAATTCAACCGGGTTTTGATGGAAGCCAGGCGCACGGTGTTGGGCAAGTTGATTGCGTCCGCTGCGAAGGGCATTGCTGGCAAGGCCATGGCCGACCATTACATGTTCGATCTGAACAATTTCACGTCGTCATTCAATTCCGCGATGAAGGCGGTCGCAGCCGACGCGCTGCAAGCTGGTGGCGAGCAGGTCCTGGCCTCGCTTGGCATCCAAGACCCGTGGACAATGCCCAACCCAAAGGCGCTCGCGTTCTTCAGTGATCGTGAAAATAAGCTCTCAAACGTCCCAACCGACATATTCAAGCAGGTATCCGGTGCAATACAGGAAGGCATCACGGAAGGTGATAGCATGGCGGACATCGCCAAGCGGGTCAGGTCTGAGTTTAACGACATCTCCAAGGGTCGCGCCCGCGTGATAGCACAGACCGAGACAAGCGCAGCCTATGGCGCAGCAAACCACGCCGCAATGGAACAAGTAGGGGTCAGCGGAAAACGCTGGTTGACCAGTCGCAACAACAACGTCAGGCCGGCGCACCAAGCGATGGAGGGCGAGACAATACCATTTCAAGACAAGTTCATCGTGGAGAATCCAGACACGGGCGAAGTTGATTACATCCGGCATCCAAGTGACGTGAACGGCCAGCCGTGGAATGTCATCAACTGCTTTTGCCTATGTGTCGCAACCAAGGTCGCAACCGATGTTTGATATTTTTCTATCTAGCGTTGGACATAACGTGTCCAATGTGTTAGACATTGAATGTACTAGGCTCTGATATGCAAAAACTCATTCGCACCATACACCCTGAAATCAGGGTGCTGGATTCCAAGCAAGGGCTGGTGGAATACGTCGCCTCCGATGAAACCTTGGACTCTTACCACGAAGTGATACGGGCCAATGGCTGGCGCTTCAACCACTTCGCCAAGAACGCCCCATTTGTTGACTCTCACGAATACAGCCGGATTGAGAACATGCTTGGCAAGGTTATAGACTTCCGGGTTGTTGGAAAGCAACTCGTGGAGACGGTCAAGTGGGCGATTGACGTGGCTGAGAACAAGGTGGCCCAGCTTGGTTGGAAGATGACCGAGGCGGGCTATCTAAAAGCTGTGTCAGTTGGATTCTGGCCGATCAAGACATTAACCCCGCACTCAGACCCCAAGTCTTTCAATGAGAATCTGAAGGACATGGGGATGCCCGACAACGCTCCGGTGCGGGCGATCTACACCGAGCAAGAGCAGATTGAACTTTCAGCCGTGGTCATTGGCGCGAACCCAAACGCACTGGCCAAGAGCTACAAGGCCGGGGTCTTGAGTGACGCGGACCTTGATTTGATTTCAGGGGAGTATGCCAAACGCAACAGCGGTTCATCGGCCATCCAGGGCGAGCAAGCCAATGAACAACGCGCCCGTCAGCGAGTGGTCTTCCTTGAAAAACTGCAACGAACTATCAAAACAATATGAAATTGAATGAACCCATGACGGAACTGGATTTCCAGAACACCGTGCTCGGCGGACTCGAAGCCGCCCAGAAAGAAATCGCCACGCTCAAGAGCCTGACCCCTGCGGAACAGATCATTGCCGATCAATCCCGTTGGCCCAAGGAAATCAAAGCGGGTATGGAAGACCTGACCAAGCTGAAGAACACGGCGAATGGTCTGGATTCGGAAGTGAAGGCCATCACAAAAAGTTTGGCGTCTCTTGATGCACTCACGCGCCGGGAAGCGCGTTTGTCGTTTGGCGATCCCGTCGAACGCTTCCTCAGTGACCCGGAGAAACGGAATTTCTTCAACGGTCTGGCTCGCCGCTTGGCTTTTCCGAACGCGAAGTTGCCGGAACACTTGGAAAAGGCTTTGACCGGCGTGGACAGCTCGCTCGGTTCGGCTCTCATCCCAACCGAATACATGACCGAAATGTATTCTGTGCTCGCGGAATACGGCGACTACAACACCCTGAACGTGATGCGGGTTGGTGCTCGCACGAACAGCCTACCGCTTATCTCGGCTCGCCCGGCAGCGGCTTGGTATGGCGCTGGTGCTGCGGCTACGGAAGGCACGGCGATTGCCGCTGCTGATTACACTGGCTCGGCGGTTACATTGGCCATTCAGACCCTGGGCGTGATCCTCTACGCTTCACGCGAACAGTTGGCGGACAGCACGATTGATATGTCCTCGGTCATCGTTCGTGACTTGGCCATGTCGGTTGCTCAGTTGCTCGATGAGACGGCGTTCAACGGCGACGGCACGGCAGATGCGACGGATGCTGGTCAATACGGTATCTTCCAGCTTGTGGCCTCGGTTCACACTGGATTGGCGAGCACGGCGACAGGTCATACTACGGTGGCAACCACCACCCTGGCGGATTGGGAAAAGTGTCTCACCACCGTATCGGTTGGCGTCCTCAAGCGGGCCTGCAAATGGTGGATGCACCCGCAGATTCGGGCTAAGGTCGCGCTCATCGTGGACAGCAACGGGCGTCCGATCTTCCAGACTGCTCTGGAAACCCCGTCCTCGACCATCGGCAGCATCTTCGGTTATCCGGTTGTGCCGGTGACGGCGGCCCCGTCCACGGACAGCACGGGCGCGAAGGTTGCGGTCTTCGGTGATCCGATGTCGCAAGTCGTTGGTATCCGTTCTGACATTGAGCTTGCACAGAGCGAGCACATCAAGTTCGCGGAAAACCAGATTGGCTTCCGCACCATCATGCGGGCTGGCATCAAGACCCGCGTTCCCACAGGCAACCCGGCTGGCTTCAAGCCGCTCACGGTGTTGACCCTCGGTTAATCGGTATGGGTTGGTATGGGGTGGGACGCATAATGTCCCACCCCTTTGTTGAAACTTTACTTTCTGAATTTCTAATATGAAAAACCTGCTTCTAAGTCTGGCCCTCTTGGTGGCCGTCAGCGTATCGGCACAGCCGGGCCTTGTCAATCAATCCAGCACTGGCACAAATAATCCAGTCGTGTATTTCTCAGGCTCGGAAGCCTACAACAATCGGATTGTATCTTACGATCTTACCGGCTCTCAGGGAGCGGACAAGCTGACGCTCAAATCCGGCACGACTCGATTGCCATTGCTGAAATCGGCCACGTCCACGTCAAGCAACCTGGTCTTTGCCAAGACGGGGGTGACGTTCTCCAGCAATGATGTTCTGCTGGTTCAAGGCGCGGCGGGAGCGGTAGGGGCAGCGACTGTGCAGACGAATGTTTACCAGACGAACAAGACCATCACCGTGCAGAACGTGATTGGGACGAATCTTGCCGTTGGGGATAAGGTGCGGGAAAGATTGACCGTTCCTTACACGGTGCAAGCCGTTGCGAGTGATTCGGCTACGGTTCTGTTCGTGGACAGCGTTACTGGATTGGCAGGTAGCGACATTGTGGTTCTGAATCAGGGAGGTAAAGGGCTTCTGACGAACACCGTGTCCAGCGTGGCGACGGCAGACCGTTTCCGTTATTCATTGAGAGACTTGGCCGAGACTCCGGCTGCGATTGGCGACTCGGTTTATTACACCAAGACAAACACAACCACGATTGCGGACATAACCGCATACGACGGTCTAAGTCTGTGCGTGGCCACAACGAACGGATTCGATGCGGCGGACATTGTTTTAATCTCAACTACCAGAGGACTGTCGGCGGTGCGAATCATTGATACTTCCGGGGTTTCTACCACGAACATCACCTTGACCGTCGCGCCAGGGTTTGCGACTGCGGTTGGGGATCGTGTGACGGTTATCTCTGGCGCTCGCACCTTGGTAAAGCCGGTCAAGGCAGGGGACTCAACCATCCTACTCGATGCACTCACTGCGATGGGCGACGGAACAAATATCGTTGTGAACCCGACAGGCCAAAGCCCTTGGCAGAACAAACTTGTTTCAACGAACACGGTAGAATCAACCAAGAGCATCACCTTGGGCCATACATTTGGGGTTGCGGTTTATCCGGGCCAGGTTCTTTACGAGGCCAGCGCGACAGCCTTGACCACGACCTTTGCTGCTAACGCTCTGGACAAGTCATTCATCTGCGACGTGGCGACTTCGATTGCCGCAGCGGATACGGTTTACATCTTTCCCGTAACAGCCGAGCCAGCTTGCTTTTCTGGAACTGTGACGGTCACGCCTGCTAATTACGAGATGCTGAGTGTCACCAATTCAGGCGCTAACGGCGTCACGTTGGTCGCTGGTGACTCCGTTTATCTCGCGGGTAATACGGGAACGTTCATTGTCGGGGCGGCCAGCGTGACAGCACAGAACTCGGCGGGCATCTGGCAGGCAGCGAAGGGAGCGCCCGTTTCAGCAACTTTGACGACAACCAACGGATTGATTAGGAACATAACCGGAGAATACAAATGAGTGAACCCACTGTAAAAATTACCGCCGACCGAACCCAGCGCATCTATATCGTGCAGGGTGAGTCATTGATCGTCACACCGGAACGGGCTGAAGCTCTAGCTGGCTTTTGCACCGTAGCCGAGGTGTGGCCCAAAGAAGCGCCTGAACCCGAAGATCGAATTGTGCGCGGTAAAAAGAAATGAACGCCGGCCTTGGAAGTCTTGCCGTCCTAAAAGCGCAGTTATTGGCCGATGCACTCCGCGCTGGGACCCGTTACGATGCCTCACTACTAAGCATCGGGCGTGGTGTGGCTTTGGCTTTCGATGGCTACTGCGACCGCAAACTTTCAAGGGTGGAAGACGAGATATTAGTTTGCACCGCAGACCGGATTCAGGTTTACGCCGAACGCTACCCGATTGAGTCAGTTTCGACCGTGGAACTCAAGACCGATACGACAAGTGGCTGGGTTACGCAGACCGGATTGATTCAGAATCTAAACGAGGACAGCGGCTTGATCTATTGGGGTTCGTTAGTGGCCGAAGCGTATTGTCAGCTTCGCTTCACTTACACGGGCGGTTATTGGTTTGACGAGACAGAGGAAAGCAGTGATTCATTACCAGTCGGTGCAACGGCCTTGCCATACGATATTCAACATGCCTGGTTCTTGCAATGCCGTGCAACGTGGTCGGCGGTGGACAAGACTGGTAAGGACATTGTGACGACTGGTGGGGCGTCTCAGTTCGTTACAGGCTCACTGTCTGAAATCAAACTCCTGCCCCAAGTGACAGACATCCTGCGTCGGTATCAGCGGTATCAAATGGTATGAGCGTTGCCGTTCAAGTCAAAATCAGCAACGAAGCCACCGCGCTCTTGATGCGGCTGGGTAATCAGCCTGCGCTCATGCGGGCGATTACCAAGGAGATGAATAATCAAATGCTTGGTGACGACGGGTTGAGGACTCACATCATAACGCAACATCTGAACGCGCAGCCTCACCCGTCCGACCCATCCAACCACGAACTCGGAAGGGTAACGAGTCGCCTAGCAAATTCTGTTTATGCCACAACGGAAGGAACTGCTACCACTGTTGAATCGCACATTGGCAGTAACGTGAAGTATGCCCGTATCCACGAATACGGCGGCACGATCAAACGCTTGCAGTTGGCCGGGAGTGTTCATCTCCGGACTGATGCGAAAGGCAATCTGCTAAAAGGAGTGGCCAGGTTCGCTAGTAAAAAGGTGAACAAGAAAGGCGAACTCAAACACAAGCGGTTCTTGAATGTCCCATACGCAGGCGGGAAGCGATTCGAGATAGTCATGCCCGAACGAGCACCATTCCGAACCGGCATAGCTGAAAAGATTGATGACGTTGGAAAGGGAATCTCAGAAGCCATCGTGAACTATTGGGGAGGTGGCCAATGATCACCGACTTTGTAAAGTTTCAGAACTTCGTCGCGCATTATCTGAGCAGCTACAACGCGCTCGACAACGTGAACATCGTTACGCGGGACAGGCTCTTAGCTGACGAGTCACGGCTACCCGATGAGACTTTAGCCGCCGAGGTTCTAGCTTACATCACCCCACGCAGCGGGCGCGTAGGCGCGGGCATCATTGTAGAGAAGCCTGGATTTGAAGTAGGTCATCCAAACCTTCCCGGCCCTGAGGGTGACATTACAATCGAGCTTCTTGTCCTAGAGGATAGGATCACTAACAATTCCCCCAGCGAAGGGACTGGACTTCCCGCCGATCAAATCTGTCAGATCATCATGGATGCTCTGCACTGGCAACAGTGGGAAGGGTTTGGTCAGATATTCTGTGACCGTCAGGCTATGTCCCCGGCCAAAGACTTTCAACCGCTTGACGGTTATCGGGTCAAATTTCGGCTGCGTTTATCGCGGTCGCAGACGGTCAAGGTGCAACAGCCGGTCATATCCGAGAACAGCGGCGTGATCACCTTGACTTGCCTGACTTCAGGAGCGCAGATATACTACACCCTAGACGAGAGCTTCCCAGGCCGAAGCAATCCAGTCGCGGTATTGTATTCTGGCAGCTTCACGGTGGATGTTGGGACGGTCATCAACGCCGCCGCTTATCTGGACGGGTCAACCCCGTCGCACATGATCCAAGCCACAACCACATAAAAATATGGGACTCACACGCTCACTCATCGTCAAAGGGCCGGCCAAGCTGGTCTATAACTCGATCACCTATTACACCCCTGACGATATTTCGTTACAGATAGATGACGGCGCGGTGGATGTTATGTCCTCATTCCATGGGCCGGCAGTGGACAGGCTCATAATCAATCCCAAGGTGACGGTGAGCTTCACACCGCACGCGGTTGTAAGTGCAGGGCCTGCTGCGGTGTCGAGGGTCAATTCCATGACAGCTTTGATTCCATCCATCTTCACAAATGGTTTTTACGGGACACAATATCTTGGCAGCGGTGGGAGTGAGTTGACCTTGCAAATCTGGTCAAGCAATGGCGAGTTGGTGACGATCAATAACGCGATCATCACCAGTCCGCCTTCGCTTACCTTCTCAGCCGACAAGCCGATCTTCGGGCAATGCACCATCACAGGCATCTGCAAGACAACATCAGCAGACATCAATCTTGGTCTGGCTAATTCATTGCTCGACGTGGCCGAGGCCCAGGCCGATGCGGGTCTGGCGTTCCTTGGTGTTCCTTCCTACCTGCAACGACGTTACAAGGGCGCGCTCGGGGCACAGACTGGCTTCACAGAGATTTGGCCAGAGGGTGGCTGGACTGTCAGCTTTAACCCGCAATGGAGAGAGCGACAGATTCAGGGATTGACCGTGGACTTTGAGCTTGTCGGAATGGAGATCGTGGCATCTTGTGTTCCAACCGGACCAACCATGAGCCAGATCATCAATCTACTCGGCATCGGCGGGGACAATGGAGCATCGTGGGCGCAGGGTTCATTACAGACCGCGCAACAGGCTACGCACAGTCTGACCATTGTTGACCCAAGTGATTCAAGTGTGCCTGTGACCCTGAACAAGCCTGTGATCCGTTCGCCTGGGTTCAGGTTTGGCCATGAGAATTTGCGGAATGGCGAGTTGCAATTCGTATCTACCAAACGCTTCACGGCGGGGGTCGCGGGCGCGCTCGCGGTGTTCGCATGATCATAAATGAAAGTCAGCTATGCCACTCCCGCAGCCAGCCCTAGCTATACCGTTTTGGGCGACGAATCAGACCGCACCGGACTGTTTGAACTGTTCGCGCCAGCGTTTCAACCACTGAATCAAATCGAGCCTCTGGCGGGCGGGGCTAATACCTTCAAGGCAATCCGGGGGAACATTGGGGTGCAGCTACAGATCGTTGTATCAATCCCCTATTCAACCACCGCCCTAGCCCTGTCTTCGATCTATACGTTGCGGAACAATTTCACGGTCAAGAAGCATCTAAAGGTTGAACAAAATGCAACCGTGCATTACTATCCCAATGCCGTGATAGTATCCTATGCGCCAGTCGTGCGCGGCGTAACTGTTCAACATGCTTTCACATTTGCAACCGACGAACTGACCACATCCGCCCCAACTACATGAAAACTATCCTTACCCTGCTAGGTTGCCTATTGCTGTCGATGAATGCCACCGCCACGACGTTACGAGTCAATTCTCGTAACTTCACCAGCGAGCCAAGCCAAAAGCGCCAGGTGCGGCTTACCTTGACGACTGCCGGCCCGGTTGTGGCTTCGCCGTGGCTGATTGCTGGAGATTCGGTTGCGAAGATCACAGACACTTCCGGGATTGCTTACTTCTCGAATGTCTTGGCCGGGTCTTATCGGTTGGACGTAGCTGGAAGTCCTGGACGGAGTTTTCCATTTGGAGTATTTGACACCAACGCGGTTTTAGATGTGGCTGGCTTGATCAATTCCACGAACTACAACACTAGCTTTTATACTTCAACCCAAGTTGATGCTTTGCTGGCTGGTATTACAAATGGCGGCTCCGGCAGCGGCTTCCCCCTCACGGCGGACGGCAACCTGAACTCGTTCGGCCTGACGAATGGTTCGCTGGTGAGTGCGAGCAATGTTTGGGACAAGAGCAATGTGCGGTTTTGGGGGGCGATTCCCGATGATGGGTTGGATGATACGGTTGCGATTCAGAATGCATTAGATAGCGTTCCGGTCGGTGATGGTTATGAATCATTGCCGGTAGGCTCTCTGGTGTATTTCCCGCCCGGAAAATACGCTGTCAGTGATACACTGCTGGTGAAGAACGGCACACAAGTCCGGGGCGACTCTCATGGCTCGGTGATGATCTGGAATACCGGAACAAACAGCACATTCCGAATTGTCGAAGTTCTGACTGGAATCGACAACTTCTTCGGCTTTGAAAACCTAATCGTTACTTATAGCACTTTTGGCGGATCAAATACCGCAGCATTCGATTTGGTTGGAACGAACGCCATTACCCCAGTGTTGAAAGGCTTAACCACGTTCAATGCGTATCGCGGGATCGTTATGGCTTTCACTATCAATGCCGTTCTTGAGGACTGCTACATCATCAACAGTGTTTCCGATGGGCTGTGGGCAATCTGGCCCAACAATGCAGCGACGTTGCGCTCCTGTTATTTTCGTGGCAGCGGTGGATACGGGATGCGCGGGTCTTGGATTTATTCCAGTCTTTCAGGAATGGCGTCGGATGCCAATGCCAACGGATATTATCTTGATCTTTACGATTCTGATTTTGTTGGAGGGTGCGAGCAAAACACTTTGGATGGAATCGTATTTACCAACACATTCCACTCAACGGCTCAAATCTATGTCTTGCCCAAAAGCAACTCATTGAATGCAATCACTGTTATTGGTGGCGACAATCTTTCACTGCTCAATTCGCGGGTTGATGATACTTTTGGAACAAACATGCAAGGATGGTCGCTGCTGATTTCAAACAACCCAACTCGCCTTGTTCTCAACAACTCATCCATCCCGGCCATGGGTTTTGGTTCAGTAAATCTCCCCGCTTTAGTAAGCACAGTGTCATCGAGCGAAGTGGATTTGATTAAAACAGCGTGGTCAAACGATGCGCCGACTCACTTCTCGGGCGGTGTTGGTGTGCGGGCTAATACTGGCTATGGAGTAAAACTCGATATTTGGGACGAGTCTGCACCATATTGGGGTTTGTTCAACGGGAATGGCACAAATTATCTTCCGGTTTTTGAGGGATACCATGAAACCCAGAACGTCTTGATGCGGAACGGTACGCTGTCGATAGGTGATCTGACTCCATACGTCGGGACGCTTTTGACCGTTGGAACGAATGATAATTTCAGAGTAACAACTAACGGAACAATTCTTACCCAAGGCCGATTGGGAGTGGGAACACTTGATCCATTGACTGCGGTTGATGTGGTAGGCACAGTCACCGCCACCGGATTCACTGGACCGGGCGGGTCACTCACTTTGGACGCCTCCGGGTTTAACGGAAACCTCACGACCGGGGACGATACCATCCAAGAGGTTGCTCAGAAGGTGGACGATCTGGCGCTTGGCGCGGGCGGGAGTGCGACCAATGCCGTTACGACCATCGGGACGAACAACGTCAACCTTTCCACGGCTTCAACAAACTTGCAGGTCAACTCAGGCGCATACATTTCGCTGGCGGGTAGCTCGAACAACGCTGGACTGGTGAAGATTGTCATTGGCCAGACGGCCATACCCTATTCTCAAGTGACGAACGTAACTGACCTCACCAATGCGACGAACATCCGAGCGATCACCGCGCAGCAAACGAACCAAGCTCAAATGCTGATTGTGAATGCGCCTTTGACCAATGCAACCGGCATCTTGGCGATCACGGCTCAACAGACCAATCAAGCGGCGTTGTTCACGTTGCTGTCTGGAATGACGAACGGCACGGGCACAGTCAAGGCCAGCAACTTTGCTTTGGGTGCGAACGTAATCAATTCATGGGATGACGTGACGAACTACTTCACTCAGTTGGGTGGCGGCGGAACGGGTATGCAAAACCCCGCAACCAACGACTTGAACATGAACAATTTTGGCATCACCAATGCGAGTTACATCAGCACGACAGGAACGCTGAGTGCGGCAACCGTGAATGTCACAACGATGTATGTGACGAACTTTGTCGCCGTGACAAATTGGGATGCTGGTTTGGCCACGAATCTGAACGCGACCAACCTTGTCGGAAACATCGCAGATGCTCGCATCCCGGATGACATCACGATCACCTACGCAGCCAACGCAGGTCAGGCCCAAACCGGCGACAGCGCAACGGCGTTCTTCTCGTCGGGAACACTTGAGGAAGCTCGGATTCCAAACAATCTGACCAATAAAGACATTTACGTTGGTCCTTCCGGGTTTCTTTACAATGAAAGCACGGGCACTGAAATAGCCCGTTACGATGGTGACGATTGGCAGAGCACTGACGAAGCAATTACATTCTCCATTCCAGTAATATCCGCAGTCGGGTTTGGTGGGCCTGCGATAGAATTGCACACGGGTAATCCCACTTTAGCCACCAACAACGCTACGGCATCGGATGGGATGGTGATGAGTCGCACTGGGAATCGCTTAAAGTGGGTAACAGCAAGTGCAGGAGATGTCACTACTGCTCAACTCGCCCACGCGACGAACAACTTGAACGGCAGTGCGATCACGGTGGGCACAGTAGCCGACGCCCGCATTGCATCCACCATCACACGCGACACGGAGTGGGATACGATTGCGGAAATTGTGACGGCCACAGGTAGCGACATTGTGACAAACAACAGGAGCGGAACGCTCGTTATTGGCGACGTGCAGATGGATAGCTTAACTGTATATGGCCTAGCAGTAGGGACAAACGCTTACACCATCAACACCGATATTACGATGAACAACAATTACGACATTTCGCTCGGCACGGTCACTGGCGGAATACCCGGCATCGTTGTTGATGGCGACCCACCCAATACAGCCAAGCAATACGCAGAACTAACGGTGCTTGCGACGGGTGATGTGACATTCACCAATCACCCAAACATTTATACCAGCGACCACCTTGACTCTCGCACGTTCACCAACGGCACACTGACGACCATCAGCCTGATATGGAAACCGGGCGGTGGAACTTACACCAACATGATCTTTTCTTGGAGCAAATGAAAACCTTCCCACTGATTCTAGGACTGTTACTGACGCTTGACTGTTTCGGCCAAGGGGTGCGCCCGGCGTTGATTGGTGCGAGTCGGAGGGTGGAGGCGGTGGCGTCGAGTCCGACTCCCGATTTGCTCTGGTGGAAATTAAACGAGGGCAGCGGCACGGCGCTGGCATCATCGGCCACGGACACCACGCACGGCGGCACTACGGATGCAAGTTGGGTGACAGGAAAGAGCGGCAGCGGCGGGGCACTGGATTTTAACGGCACAAGCCACGACTCCGCGACGACCAACACGGTTGCATTTGGGACGAACAAGCTGACCGTCAGCTTTTGGCTTTATCTGGACAGCACGGCTGGGACGCAGATAATTTTTGAGTCGAGCGAAAGTGTAAACTCAAATCCAGATGGCTTCGCTGCCTTTATTGATGCGGGAGTGCTTAACCTTCGGCTCATGGACAACGCATCCGGCAACAGGATTGAAGCCATGACGATTCCAGCAACAGGAGCATGGCATCACTACCTAGTCTTGCTGGACAACTCATCCGCAAATGGTGACGTGAGGGCGTGGCTAGATGGCAGCGAGCAGACGCTAACGCTAGGAACTGATACCAAGGGTGTGGCAAGAACATTCGCAACATATGTTTTATATGTCGGCGCACGAGCATCGAACGATTTATTCTACAACGGCAGGTTGGACGATTTCCGAGTGTATGCCGGAGATTATTCTGGTTCGGTTGCGGCAATTTACGCTGACCCACAATGATACGAAACGCTTCTATTCTGCTCTACCTGCTGGTAACTGGCGCTTATGCCGCGACGTATTACATTGATTACAGCGGCGGGGCGGACGCCAATGCGGGCACCAGCACGGGTGCGGCGTGGCAGCGGCATCCATACATGAACGGCTGGACGGGGAGTTATTCGCACGCGGCGGGCGATCGTTTCATTTTCAAAGGCGGAGTGACTTGGCCGAAGGCTGCGTTTCCGCTCACCCTGGCCGCCACCGGCACTTCTGGCAACCGCGACTATTACGGCATGACAAATAATTGGTATAGCGGCGGCGCGTGGACTCGCCCGGTGTTCGATGGTGAATATATCACCAATGCGGCCTTGATTAATTTGGCGTCGGTGAGCGGCAACCTCATCCTGGACGGGCTGGAAATTAAGCGCCACACAAGTTCTGCAAATTTCGGGGCGGGCCTCATCGCGGGCGGCACCGCCAGCTATTTGACCATTTCCAACTGTTATATTCACAGTTGGAGACTGGATGAAGCGATTGCCACGGATGATGCCCACGGGGGAATCTTTTTCAGCTATGGCAACGATGAAGAAGCGACTTCACTGGTGACGGATTGCGAGATTGAAAATTCCGCCAATACGAACCGCTGGAACGGGGTGGCGATTCGGCGCGTCGGCACCGTGCAAAACAGTCGCATCCATGACAATTCGAGTGCCGTGTTGTTCTGCTTGGATTACAACTCCAACGCCATGTGGAACATCTCCTATCCCTTTACTAGCTTTGACCTCACCTACCATTTGAATGGTGTCTATTTACAGCCATCGCTGTTCACGAATTTGGTGGGCTACATTCGCAATTCGACATTCCGCGACATTTACGGCGGGGCGAACATGGCCTACCCCAATCCTTGCTTCCGCACGGTTTACGTTTACAACAATGTGTTTTATGGGGTCATGTCTGACCAGCGGGCGATTGAGATTGACCCCTACGGCGGCACGAATGACGCCACTGGAGGAACGGTGTTTTGCTTTAACAATACCATTGTCAATTATGGTGATAACTGGGGTGGCATACATATTGTGAACCGAGGCGCAGGCAATAGACTGACAGAGCTTGTCGCGTTCAACAATCACGTCATCGGAAACGGAGCTGGACTTAGTGACGCAACAACAAACAACACCGTTACAATCACGGAGGGCTTCTCGCTAATTCAATCTCCGGCAACAGCAACCAGTCAGGGTTACACCATTGGGAATGTTTACGCTCCGACGCCCGGTGGTGGAACACTTGGGACAGGCACCGATTATCCCAGTTCGGTTTTCACCACGGACATTTTAGGCGTGAGTCGGGGCAGCACTTGGGACATTGGGGCGTATGAATACGGAGGCGGTGGTGGTGGCGGCAATCCCGGCGCAACCATCAACGCAACCCGCGTGAATGCGACGACGGTGAGGTTTGGATTGTGAAAACCGTTTGCACCCTTCGCCAGTTCGTGTTTCTGCTTGTGGTCATAGCGGCTCAGACGCCGTTGTTGCTGATCCGAAGCGCGGGCGAGTATGTGATGGAATGGGGGGGGTGGTGAAACAAGCGTGGATTGAGTGTGGGAAACTTTCAGAACGGGAAACAACCAACTTGAAGGCGTGAAAATGATTGACGGACTCGCTGGGATAACGGTCGGGGCGGTGACAACGGTATCAATGTTCGCCGCGGCTTCATTAGACGGAAGCACGATCAGCGTCGAAGCTGCGGTTGGGGTCGTGGTATTTATATCTGGACTTGTATGGTGGATGTCTGCTAAGTTCCAGCGCATGGACGATAGGCTTCAAAACATCGAGCGCGCCTTGCAGAACTGCCCCAAAAACAAAAACGGTATTTGTGAAGCGGAAGATTAGACGTTTGGAGGCCAAGGTAAAGTGGCTGTTGTCGATCTGGAGACGGAGAGAGAAGCGCAGATTGAAAGGAAAGTTATGAATGAAATTGATAAACTTCTAGGATTCGTTCCTGAGAAATACCGACCCTACCTCATGTTGACCGTTATGCTCTCACCGTATGTCACACGATCAATCTATGCAATTATGCAGGGCGGAGGTCTAAAGGGCATCTTGAGAGCTATCTGGCTAGGAACTAACGCTCCTAAACCCACACCTCCCACATCATAAAAACCCATCCATGAATCATTATGAGACTTAAAACATCATCCATCGTCCAAGCGGTAGTTCTAAGCTGCCTGCTCGCGCTGTTCGCAACATCGTGCAAGACCCCGGAGCAGGGCGCGTATCGCACCATCGGAACGCTGGCCCATGCCGTGGACGCGACCATGCTTGTCTATGGGGACGCATACCGGGCGGGTTTGATCACGCCGGATGAGCAAGTCAAGGTCCGGGCCGCATACGAACATTACCAGAGGACAATGAGAATAGCCCGTGCCGCAACCACGACTGCCACCACGACGCCGGAAGGTGAATCAAGCCTCAACACCGCCCTCGCAGCCGTAGAAGCCGCCAGCGCCGATCTGATCACCCTTATCAACCTACTAAAATGAACGCAACCATAGCTGCCCTGATTCTGGAAGCCCTTGTGAAGTTCGGTCCACCCGTGGCTAGGGCCATTACCGAACTGTTCAGCAAGGAAGTCATCACCAAGGAAGATTGGGCCAAGGTGTTTGATCTGGCCGAGAAGCCTTACGAGTCTTATTTGAAGTGAGCTGGGCGCAGAGCATAATTTACGAGAGTCAGCGCACTGAGTTTAGCAGCCTGCTTTTCTTTCTGCGATGGACTAAAGCAATGCAGAAACTTGGATTGAGGCTGGAAGGAGGGGACTGATGAGCGGAGAGCCACAGGTAGGCCATTACAAGTTCACGCCGCGCACCAACACGGTAGTTATGATTGGAGGCCCGATTAACGTCCGCGATACCATGACCAGCCTATTTGAAGCCTGCGGGTGGAAAGTAAAATTCAAGCCAGCTAAACGCGCTAATCGGCGCACCAAGAAAGTCTGAACTAATCCTATGAACATCGGGAAGCGGTGGCGTAAGTTTCTCGCCGTGGGCTGTTCTCATGGCGGCATGATTGACCCAAGGGCAGCGGAAGCCGTTCTCAAGTTCAAGGAAGTATTCAAACCAGACTTTACCGCGCACCTCGGGGATGCATTTGATACCACAGCTTTCCGATCTGGTGCGAAAGGAACAAAGGATGAAGCCGAGCCGATTGACCCAGACGTTGCTTCCGGGTTGGACTTCATCCAAAAGCTACGACCGAATCTGTTACTGTTTGGCAACCATGAAGACCGTCTGACGACACTTAGTAAGCACCCTAACGCAATCATCTCCTGTTGCGCTTCCAAGATTGTTCACGAAATCAAACAGGCCTGTTCAAAGATGAAATGTTTGGTGTTGGACTATTCATTCCGGCAGGCTTACACCCTAGGCAACTACAAGCTCATGCACGGCACGATCTACACCGAGAACGCAGCCCGAGACCATGCCGAGCTTCACGGCAACGTCATCCACGCTCACAGTCATCGGGCACAGATGGCCACAGGCCGGCGGAGCGATGCTCCGGTCGGAGTTGCGGTTGGGTGTTTGATGGATCCCGCAAAGGCGGGCTATGCCAAGGCCCGCAAATCCACCTATGCTTGGTCTCAAGGGTTCGCCTGGGGTGAATACACTGATTCGCGCACGGTGGTATGGCTTCACGTTCAGTCGCAGGGATTGATTGAATGGAGGCTACCGGTATGATCAAGGTTATGAAATGCCCATTCTGCGGCAGGCATCCGACAGTAGCAGCCTATGTGTGGCCGATACGTGAGGCAACCATATCGTGTGAGAAATGCAACATTTCATCTCCAACATACAAGCGCAAATCCCGAGCAGCGGCGTGGTGGAATAGGAGGAATGGAAGACCATGACGCCAAAGGAACTGAACGCCATCGCAGCCAAGCTAGCGGAGCAGGTTTGGTCGCATCGCCGCAAGTCGGTTGAAGTAGTCCCGCCTGGATGGTTTACCGTCAAGCAAATGATGGCGTCCACCAAGAAAAGCGATCACCAAGTTACGCACTACCTTAAACTTGTCGGCGCAGAGCGGAAAGATTTCCTGCTCGAACGCGCCTGCGGTATCCGTGCCGTGCCTCACTACAAGCTCAAATGAACCTAGCCGGCCTCATCCTCTGCGACTGGTGCGGGTGCGGGATGATTTGGTCTGGCCTGTGGTGGGCTTGTCCTGAGTGTGGTTACATCGACGAACCTGAATAATTTATGATGTTTACCAGATAAAGTCCGTTTATCTCATTTAACCGATATGTCAGACATCTCAAAGTGCATAGACTCAAAGTGTCCATCCCGTAAACAATGCTGGCGCTGGACCGCTCCGGTCAGTCCACGTCAGCCCTATTCTGATTTCAACCGATTGGAAGATGAACAGGCTTGCGACTCGTTCTGGCCGGTTCAGAAAATATCTAAGCTATTAGAGAAGACTGACCAACCTTAATTTCTCCCCACCCCGGCGCACTGGTTATGCGTTGTGTTTGGCCTGATTTCTCAGGCTAGGGGCGGGGCTTCTAAATACTTCCAACGTCTTCGGTTCACAATCTTGCAGATCATAGGTCCACTTACTCCGAATATGCTCGCAAGGTTTCTTTGGGTAATTCCACCGAGAGAGTAAAGCGCCCGTATTTCAAGAACCTGATTATTTGTTAATTTTGAATCACGATGCCCTTCACAGCACATGTGGGGTTCATTTTTGAATTTGTGATTCCTTCCTTTTGAAATCATATCCATGACATTATCTTCCGGTGTCCCTAACCATAGATGGTCTGGATTTACACATGAAGGATTGTCGCATTTATGACATACGAAAACTCCGCCGTCTGTAATTAATCCATTGTGGATAATCCAAGAAATGCGGTGCGCTCTTTCTACTATTCCACCTACTCTTAGATACCCATATCCTTGTCTGTTTTTGTATCCTGACCAAACCCAACATCCTTTTGGATGTGGTCGCCGATCTATCATTTTGTAAAACTTACAGGTTTGGTCAGAATCTAAATTGACCAATGATATGACGGGGCTTATTCTGTCAGAAGCAATCTCAGTATTCATAGTATTGATTTTGTTAGCGCTGTGGCGAGCGACAAACTCACCGCAGCGCGACCAATCTGCACTACTGGTTAGCAAGGTCAACTTTTATCTTGGAGTTATCGGGTTTGACCTGTAATGCTTTCAGGTCCGGGCGCGGGGTTTAATAACCACCTCAACAATCGCTCCCCGCTTTTGTTTTATCGGGTTGGGTATTGGCCAGCGCCCTAAGCGTTTTTGTTTCCAGTATCCATCAATCAGTTTCGGCTTTGCTCCGTAGAAAAGGCAAGTAGTAGGGCCTTGACTCAGCAGGTTGTTCTCGTCAGTTGCCAGCCAGAT